CTATATCGATAACGAATGGATTGAAAACTGAAAGGAGAAAATAAATGAAACAGAATATTATTGCAGTAGATTTTGACGGAACTTTATGCGAGAACAAATGGCCGGAGATTGGTATGCCGAACGAGGAGCTCATCGAGTATCTGAAAAGGAGACAGACTAACGGAGAAAAGCTGATTCTCTGGACATCCAGAAATGAAGAGCAAACCAAAGATGCCGTAGAGTGGTGTAAAAAGTACGGACTGATCTTTGATGCTGTAAATGATAACCTTCCGGAAATTGTGGAAGCATTTGGTGGAAATTGCAGAAAGATATTTGCAAATGAGTACATAGACGACAGAAATCGTTCTATCAATTCCTGCCGCGAGAGATCAAGTATGGAGCGTTGGGCTGAAAATGAGGTAGCTATTGCCTGCCGCCGTGAAAAACCGGACCGAAAAGACGGAGAATGGGATCATGGTTGTGCTTGCTACGAAAGCGCACTGAAAGCCTTTAATTCTCTGTGTGAAGACGGTCATTCTGGATTCAGTATTGGGTTGACTAAGGCTATTCTGAATCGTCTCATCGATAATAAACCACTTCTTCCGATCGAGGATACAGATGATGGATGGAATAAATGCAATTTCGAAAGAAAAGATGGCTCCAAAGAGTATCAGTCTAAGCGGATGAGTTCATTATTCAAAAAAGTAAAAGAAGATGGTACTGTCGAGTATAATGACGTAAATCGGTACCATGGCGTAAATATTGAAAATCCGAATGTATCATATCACAGCGGACTGATCGATTCTGTCATGGGCGAACTGTATCCTATTACTATGCCGTATATGCCGTCTGATAGAGCATATAAAGTATATACCGAGGATTTCCTTACAGATCCTAAGAATGGCGATTATGATACTGTCGGAATTCTGTATGTAATCACCCCGTCTATGGAAAAGGTTGAAATCAACAGATATTTCAAAGAAGCTCCGAATGGCTTTGCTGAGATTGATGAATCCGAATATGTAAAAAGAAAAATGAAGGTTCAGTGGGATGATTTGTTATCTAGCGATTTTAAAGGAATTAAAGAAGCATTTGGATTCGAATTGCATGATTGGCAAAAGAAATATTTAAAAGGCGAACTTGATTCCTTCCCGAATGGTCGCGGAAATGGTAAAACATTTGCTATGAATTTAAAAGCACTTCTTGGGGATGGTGATACCGTTACATTCGATGAGTTAAAAAGAAGGTATCGAATGAGTAATCAAGAATGTATTTATGTTAACAATATTCTTGATATGAATGCAAAATTATGCGCTGCCGGTTTTACAACCAATATAATAAAAAGGCGGTGATGGCACCAATGGATCGAAATAGATTTATCCAGTGCATGAAAAGCAATGTTGAGTTGTCGGATAAAGAGCGGCGGAGAATCATCAGAAAAAGTGTTGAGAGTCAGCCGTGGAAATTAAAGTGTACGATTGCCATGGAAGAGTTTGCGGAGCTTACGCAGGCAATCAGTAAACAGATTCGTGGGTATGATAACAGAATTGGACTTTTGGAAGAGATGGCGGATGCTTACATTTGCCTGGAATTCCTTAAGTCTATTTTTGATATTACACCGGAAGAATTGCAGAAAGCTATGGATGTTAAATTACAGAGAGAAAGGAATAAACAGAGATGAGTAAAGAGATTAAAATTGCTGGGAGTATCTCATTTGGAGGAAAGCGGCTTAATGTGTATGGGGACCTTGATGCTCCGCTGTTCAAGGCAAAAGATATCAGTAATGCCATCGGCTACAGCAGTGGTAACGAGTGGAGAATGCTTGAAATGTGCGAAGAGGACGAAAAGCTGAAACTACCTTTAGTAGTAGCAGGCCAGAGACGTTCCGTCAACTTTGTGACTGAGAACGGTCTGTACAACATTCTTGCTCAGAGCCGTATGGAGATTGCCAGATCCTGGAGACGTGTAGTTCATGATGAGATTATCAACATGCGAAAAGAAAAGGGTAGAAACATCGCTGAGCAGTTCGAAGAGTGGGATCACGCCATGGATAACATTTACTTTGATGAGGAAACTGGTCAGCTTATGCAGTCGGTCACTGTTCCCGGTGGAGATGTAATCCAGATTCCTTATGAGAAGGAAGAAGAGTAATTAAAAAAGTGGGCTATGCTGAACACAGGAGCATAATAATCCAGATTGGTGGGGATCTGGATATTTTGAAAGGAGAATAAAAAATGATTAAATTAGAGCATGTAGTTCTGGCAAGTCCAGAGCAGATGGAGTTTATTATTGAAGGTATGCGTAATCCTATGAATTCATGGGAGAAGAGCGATAGCGAATATGAAACCTCTGGATACGATATTGTTGGGTTTGATCTTGGCGAAAACGATCATTCACTCATGCAGCGTTTAACTAATGCTGGTACAGATCATAGAAAGTTCATGAGAATGATGCCGGTGTATGTGAGGATTACCGCACCTTTATATTGGTGGAAAGAATTCGATACTTACAAAGTCGGAACAGTCGCTAATAGTTGCAGTACCATGCATAAGATTGCGGCTAAGGAGTTTACGCTGGACGATTTTAGCTGTGAGCATCTTAATCGTATTGGAACTAGCTCTTTATGGGATATCATTGATATTTTAAATGTGGCTAGAAAGTTATATTTGAATGGCGGAGAATACAAAGGCGAGAATTATGATTCAAAGGATAAACAAGTATGGTGGCAGATGATTCAGCTTCTCCCGAGCAGCTATAATCAGACTCGTAATGTCATGATGAATTATGAGGTTCTGGCGAATATTTATAAGAGTCGTCGAGGACATAAGCTGGACGAGTGGCGTGATTTCTGTAAATGGATTGAAGAACTTCCGTATTCAGAGTTGATTATGAACGCAGGCGGATTGGATGATAATTCAATTAACGCCTTACAGGGAGCGGTTAGAAATAGTAGCAAAGGTTATATTTATAAAAGAAAAACGGAGGATTAAATTTATGAATTTTACAGTTATGCAGCTTATCATTATGTTTCTTATTGCCTATGTATGCCTCTATGCACTGATCGACAGGGTTATGAAGTGTATTGAGCACTGTGCTACAGCCAGAGCATATGGACGGTTCCGAGAAGCTGGGACTATGATAAAAATGGATTCTGTAGCAGCTGGCATCGCAAAGTCAAAAGAGGAGAAAGACAATGTTGAGAAGGGACTTAATTAAGAACAAGATATACGGAATGGTATTCATTGTACTTGGAGCGTTGACAATCCCGATTGAATTGGATGCAACGTTCTTTTTATTTACCTTGATGTTGGGCATTTTATTATTTGTATCAAGAGAAAATTGCATTATGAATTAAGGAGGCGGCTATATGAGCCGGGCTGAAAGGAGAAGGGCACAGAAGTGCGAGCAGAAAGCTAAGACCGCTACATACAATCTGACAAGAGCTCAATTAGATGCCCTGGTTCGAGAAAAGATATCTGGTGAACTGGATAGAGTTAAGCAGGAGGCTACGAATGATGCTATCAATCAGGCGATGATCCTTCTGCTTACTCTGCCGCTTGAAGTGTTGATGGATCACTATTGGACGAAGACATATGCAAAGCGGATTCCGGAGTTTACAGAGCATGTTCTCGAATATTATGAAAAGTGGCAAAACGATGAGTTAGACATGGACAAGCTCAAAGAAGATCTTTGGATATATGGTGGAGTGCGATTAGAAGAAGTGGAGGGTAAGTAAATGGGATATTTAATTTTAGGAATTATCATTTTGGCAGCTATTCTTGTTTTAGGCGGATATATTGTTTTATCTGTTATGAATGCTGCAATGTGGATGGACGATTCTATGAGATGGGGAGGTAGAGATGACAGCTAAGGATGACAGAAAAAATGCAGAGGGTTACAATGATCCGACAGCTTATAACGCGATTAAGAACGTGGAGCAGGAACAGGACAAGGACGATGTGAGGTTTCATCAATTACTGAACACTCTGTTTTCACTTTGTGAATTGGCAGATTTCCATATCGAGGGACGAGTTGTGCTGAAGGATAAGAGAACGGGAAAGGTTTGGAGGTAGGTGAGATGAAAATCTGTAAGGTAAGATCTGATCGCTCAACCTGTTCTGCTTGCATTGCAACTCAGGAAATGTTTAATGTGGTTGATGATTGCAGTAAATGTAAATTAAATACCGATATTTATGAATTATTACAGATCGGGACTGGATTTTGGAGCGGAAACTATGCAATGGTTCAAAAGGACGGCAAAATCACTAAAGTATCATTAAGTCGTGTTTATGATGTAAAGGAGATATGATTATGACAGTAGAAGAGTTACAGAAAGCATGTGCAGCATTATCTGAAGCTTGGGTTAAGGCTATGGAACCACTGAAAAAATTGGCGGAGGCGTTGAATTCTGTTTCAGGACAAATCGAGCAGAGTGAAGAGAAGCGGAAAATTCATATCGTTTGGAAGTGTAAATCCCACAGACGTTTGCCGGATTCTACGAGGTCTACGTACGCTTATAAGCCGGTCGGAAGACGAAATTTACCGTATCAGAGGCGGAATTTCTGACTGATTTCAGCTAATCTAGGTTAAAAATCTTTGTAGTAGCAGGTCATTTTTCTGCCCACTTTTGGGTTTTAGGATTTGACCAAAGCCAGGATATTTTTGACCAGAACTGAAAAATTGGTGTCGATTTGGAGAAAATTTACGAATTTTGGTCAAATTTCTGGCCATTTGCCCGGTTTTGCCCACTTTCAAAAACCCGGATTTGACCAGTAAAAACCCAGTATTTATGCGGGTTTGCGGGCTTTCTGCCCACTTTCCCACTTTTAATACTAAACTATTATGATAGAAAGTTTAAAAATATATAGTAATAGGTGAATAAAAGCGGGTTTTTGACCAGAAGCAAGAAAGAGGTGATTTTATGACAGATGACAAGAAATTAGTCGAGGATTGGTTGTGTGAACATTTTCCGCATCACTTGCGAGCGAATAAAGATATTCCGAAGGGCGCATATGTGATAATGAAGAGTGAAATATTCGTGTCACAAGGATGGCTGTGGGTCGATAATCCGCCATATCTATCTTTGGATGATCTGATGTCTGGCTATACCATTCCTAGAGATTTCTACTCAGGTACTGGAGGCATGTATTGTGGATATCCATTTGGAGCATTATATCCAATAGCAGGAGGTTTGCCGTGAATGTAAAGCGTAAAGTGACATGGAAAGATATTTTCAATAATTTCAAATCGGTGTATCCGCGGTTATCAAAAGAAGCTCAGGATTATCGTCCGTACAACTACATGAGCATTGTCGTATATTTAGCAGACGGAACCAAGGTGGTTTATGATGATATGACAAAGCGAGCTAAGATGCTTGCAGCCTAGGATCTGGCTACAGAATCCGCTTTCCATTTTGTGTGCTTCATGCTATACTATAAGAGCCACACAATCTAATAATGAAATCGCGTTCGAGGGAATAACTTTGGTAAAAAGTGTATTCTCTTTTACTCGTACCCTTGAACGGCGAAGAGATTGTGTGGCAACAATAAGAGATGCGCTTTTTCGGTGCGTCTCTCAAATTGGGGCGCACTTTTTATTTGCCCTAAATTCCTACTTGAGTATGGAAAGGGTGATTATATGGGAACGAAATCAAATAAAAACATTTCGGGTGTCATAGGAGCAATCGGAGCTGTTGGTGGTTTGATTACTGCGGTTACACCTTTGGTTGAAAAAGCAATAGATAATGCTCAGAATAAGCCGACTGAGAAAATAGATACGAAAGTTATTATTCCAGAATTATATCGTAAGGGGTTTCCGATAGATTTGGAACAGGCAGAAGAATTACTGACGGAACGTGGCTTGAAAGTTTCAAAGAGTAAGCTTCGTATGAAAGAAGCCGATCCAAAGTATCGCGATTACGAGGATACTCAAGTTATAGACTCGAACCCAAAGCAAGGTGCGAAAGTGAAAATCGGTACAACGGTTTGCCTGAGATACATAACTGCTGAAGTTATCGAGGAGAGCCAAAAGATATTTGACGATAGTGTTCGTATTAAGCAGGAGGCTAAAGAACAGAAGGCCGCTGAGAAACAGGAAAAGAAGGAACGTTTAAAAGAAAGTGTTTCTGAAACCATGGATTCTGCAAAAAGCGGTTTAGAAAAGATATTTAAGAAAGATCGAAAAGCTATAGAGGCTGAGAAAGGAGAAAAATAGATGAGTAAAGGCGGAAAGAAAAAGCGTAGCACAGCAGGGTTAATCCTGGATGTCGTTTTGACATTGTGTACCGGTGGATTATGGTTGATTTGGATACTGATCCGATATTTAAGAAACAACAGCTGACAACTACATATTTGGACAGAGATGCTTAATCGTGTCTCTGTCTTTTTTTTATGCTCTTTTTTTGCGCGCGAAAAAAACATGCCCTTTTATGAAGAGAGAGGATAAATAGGCATTTTTATTAAATACCACATCCTCTTTTGAGTTTTTAGAAAATTGAAAGGAGGCTCCATTATGTTGGAAAATAAGTTCCAGGCAAATTTGATCAAGGAACTGAAAGAAAGATTTCCGGGTTGTATCGTGATGAAAAACGACCCGACCTATATTCAGGGAATTCCAGATCTGCTGGTTTTACACAAAGACAAATGGGCTTCCTTAGAATGTAAAAAAAGTGCTGGCGCAAAGAAGCAGCCGAATCAGGAATATTATGTGGACCGTATGAATCAGATGTCATTTTCGAGGTTTATATGTCCAGAGAATAAAGAGGAGGTACTGGATGAACTTCAACAATCATTCGAACCTTGAAGGACAACACGCCTTTCTTGGTGCCAGTAAATATCACTGGATAAATTACGGTGAGGATAAAGTTGCGGAAGCGTATCGGAATTTCCTTGCCACACAAAAAGGAACTGTATTACATGCATTTGCGGCGCAGTGCATTATGCTCAATCAGAAATTACCAAAATCGAAGCAGACATTAAATATGTATGTGAACGATGCCATTGGCTTTAAGATGACGCCGGAGCAGATCCTTTACTATTCCGATAATTGTTTTGGCACAGCCGATGCAATTTTGTTTCGGAATAATTTCTTAAGAATTCACGATTTGAAGACCGGAAAGATTCCGGCACACATGGAGCAGCTTGAAATATATGCGGCTCTTTTTTGTTTGGAATATAAAGTGAAGCCTGCGGATATTGAAATGGAATTGCGAATTTATCAGAACAATGAAATTCTGTACCATAATCCAACGGCTGAGGATATCGTTCCAATCATGGACAGAATCATTACTTTTGATAAGGTGATTAAAAGAATCAGAGAACAGGAGGGGTAAGCTATGAATTCCATCGTTGAAGATATTTTAATGCATTATGGTATGCCACGGCGTTCTGGGCGTTACCCTTATGGTTCTGGAGAAAATCCGTATCAGCATAGTGGTGACTTTCTTAGCCGTGTTCAGGAATTGAAAAAATCCGGAATGAGCGAAACCGACATAGCTAAGAATATGGGTTTGACTACCACACAGCTTCGTACTCAGATGAGCCTCGCAAAAGATGAGCGTCGTGCTCTTCAGGTAGCAACCGCAAAAGGTCTTCGCGAGAAGGGTTACAGTTTGAATGAAATTGCCGATAAGATGGGATTTGCTAATGACTCATCTGTCCGCTCTTTATTGAACGAAACTTCTGAAAACAGAATGAACCAGGCTAAGGCCACTGCGGATGTTCTGCGGAAACTTATCGAAGAAAAGGGAATGATCGATGTCGGAACCGGCGTTGAAAGAGAGCTTGGCGTGTCAAAAGAAAAACTGAATCAGGCTCTTTATATGCTGGAACTGGAAGGCTATCCGATTTATGGCGGCGGCGTTCCACAGGTTACCAATCCTGGAAAGCAGACCAATATCAAGGTCATTTGTCCACCGGGAACCGAGCACAAAGATATTTATGACTTCGAGAATGTCCATTCTGTAAGAGACTACATCTCCTATGACAATGGGGAGTCTTTCAGAAAATCTTTTGAGTATCCGGCCAGCATGGATTCAAAGCGCTTGCAGATCCGCTATGCCGATCAAGGTGGCGTTGATAAGGATGGTGTAATTGAACTCCGTAGAGGCGTGAAAGACCTGTCTTTAGGTGATTCTCATTATGCACAGGTCCGTATTATGGTTGACGGAACTCACTACCTTAAAGGTATGGCTGTTTACTCTGATAATATGCCGGATGGCGTTGATGTGATTTTCAACACTAATAAAAAGTCTGGCACTCCTACAAAAGATGTTCTTAAGAAAATTAAGGATGACCCGGATAATCCGTTTGGTTCCCTGATTAAGGAGCATGGCGGTCAGAGCTATTACGATGATCCAAAAGGTAAGTATACAGATCCTGTAACCGGAAAGAAACAGTCCCTTTCTCTGATCAATAAGAGAGCAGAAGAAGGCGATTGGGGCGAATGGAGTAAGACACTTCCGTCGCAGTTCCTTTCTAAACAGAGTTTGACACTTATCAAAAAACAGCTGGGTTTGGCAAAAGCTGATAAGCAGGCAGAATATGATGAAATCTGTTCGCTGACAAATCCCACAGTAAAGAAGGCTCTATTGAAATCATTTGCTGATGATTGTGATGCAGCCGCCGTACATTTACAGGCAGCGGCGTTACCTCGTCAGAAGTATCAGGTAATTCTTCCATTAACGACAATCAAAGACAATGAGGTCTATGCCCCAAACTACAAAGATGGAGAAACGGTTGCCTTGATCCGATACCCGCATGGCGGAACTTTTGAGATTCCTATTCTGAAAGTCAACAATAAACTGGCTGAAGGAAAAAGTGTTCTCGGAAACACACCAGCAGATGCAATCGGTATCAATAAGAAGAATGCGGACCGTTTATCTGGAGCGGACTTTGATGGTGATACCGTAATGGTAATTCCTTGCAACTCCACAAAGAGTAAGGTAAAGATTACTTCCACTTCTCCATTAAAAGGTTTGGAAGGTTTCGATACCAAGGATGCTTATGGCGGAACAGTTAAGAAGGATGCTGATGGTGTAGATCATTATTATCGTAATGGTAAAGAGTATAAGATTATGAGAAATACTCAGACAGAAATGGGTAAAGTATCGAATCTGATTACTGATATGACTTTGAAGGGAGCCACACAGGATGAATTAGCGAGGGCAGTTCGTCACAGCATGGTCGTAATCGATGCCGAGAAACACAAACTGGATTATAAGCAGAGTGAAATCGATAACGGTATTGCTTCTCTTAAGAAGAAGTATCAGGGGAATGTGGATTCAGAAGGACGTTACCATGAAGGCGCATCTACCCTCATTTCAAGAGCAAAATCCGAGACACAGGTTCTTAAGAGAAAAGGTTCTCCAACTATCAATGAGGATGGCTCTCTTTCATACAAGTCTGTTAAGGAAGAGTATGTCGATAAGAACGGAAAAATCCAGGTGAGAACTCAGAAGAGTACGAAAATGGCAGAAACAAAAGATGCTCGTACTCTTTCTTCAGGTACCCCCCAGGAAGAAGCTTATGCCGACTATGCAAATTCTATGAAGTCTTTAGCTAACCAGGCTCGTAGAGAGATGATGAGTACCGGTAAAATCGCTTACTCTGCTTCTGCTAAGGCGACTTATTCTGAAGAAGTAAAGTCTTTAAATGCTAAGCTGGATTTGGCTTTGGCGAATGCTCCTAGAGAGAGACAGGCTCAGACAATGGCGAATGCTACAGTTGCGGCTAAAAGAAAAGACAATCCTGATATGACAAAAGCAGAAGTTAAGAAGGCTAGTCAGCAGGCTCTGGCACAGGCAAGAAGTTCTGTAGGAGCCAAAAGATCTAACATTGAAATTACGGATAAAGAATGGGAAGCCATCCAGGCCGGAGCAATTTCTGAGAATAAACTTACGCAAATTCTGAACAACACAAATACTGATACTATTCGTCAGAGAGCAACGCCTCGTGCAAGCACTGCTCTGAGCACAGCTAAACAGAATCGTATCGCTGCACTTAGCGCATCTGGCTACAGTACTTCAGAGATTGCTGAAGCTCTTGGGGTTTCTTCTTCGACAGTTTCTAAGTATTTGAATGGAAAGGAGTGAACTAAGTAAGATGAGATTTGCGCTTACAACTTTTGATAATCCTTATGATCCGTTTGAACAGTTCACTCAATGGTTCATGTTCGATGAGGAAAAAGGTTATCACACAACTGCTTATCTTGGTCGAATCGCTCGAACATCGGATCAGTTGTCGGATGAAGAGAACAACAAGGAAGTAGAGCGAGCTATTGATGAGATAATCCGTTATGATTTCCAGAACATCTATCGAAAGGTTACAAGTAAATCAGAAACAAATGAACATAAAGAAAAAGCTTCCTAAAAGTGATTTCGTCGGCATATCAAAAGCCGAAGCCGACAGTATATGACTAAAAGGGGTATAGGGGGGTGTCTAAAAAACATACCCCCACCCATATCGCGACGGTCTTTAAAATTTCCCCGGAGGGCATTTTTAGGGAGCCTTTTCAGCTGTTCCAGTGTTTACAAGGGTCTATAACTCATGATATTTGACAACGGTTTCTGTGGGATCGGCTCAAAGTTAGTTCTCCTTTCGTTGAGTAGCATTGTCATGATTTGTAGGTCCTTTTAAATACTGGAAAAGTATGTGAGAACTATCACAGAAATAACGAACAACTAAATGGAAGGAGGCATCAACTTTGAGGAAAGCAAAGCAATCCGAGTCTTCTAGGATGATGCGTCCAGCATTAACGCCAGAAGCGAGAGAAAATCAGCTTGTTTCATTGGCGGTTGACTTGGCTGAAAAGCAGTTACGAGAGGGAACAGCTTCGTCGCAGGTGATTACTCACTATTTGAAGCTCGGTTCAACGAAAGAAAGAATTGAAAAAGAGATTTTGGAAAAACAGAAGGAACTGATAGAGGCGAAGACTCAGAATCTGAAATCCATTGAAAATTCGGAAAAGCTGTATGCTGATGCATTAAAGGCATTTCGTGGTTATAGCGGTCATGGAGATGAGGTGGATGATGCTTAAATGTTATTCAGAACTCTTGCGACTTACAACCTTTAAGGAACGATACGAGTATCTTCGTTTGGATGGAGTGGTTGGTGAAGAGACATTCGGATTTGATAGGTATCTTAATCAGATATTTTACAATTCTCAAGAATGGAAGGACATTCGGAGAAAAATTATTATTCGTGATAATGGATGTGATCTCGGATTGGATGGGTATGAGATTCGTGGAAAGATTCTTATTCATCATATGAACCCAATAAGGCAGCAGGACATATTGTTGCGGACTGATTTGGTTCTGAATCCAGAGTATCTGATCGCAACAACTTTATCGACCCACAATGCTATACATTATGGAGATGAGAAACTACTTTTAACAGTTCCAAATGAACGACGAAAAAATGATACATGCCCATGGAGGCATTAGGAGGAAAATTATGGAAGGAAACAAGAAGCCACTTATGGGTGTAGTGGTAAATTGTATGAATTTGAACATTCGCAAAGATCCGACGCAGGCATCAAGATCGTTAGGCATTATCGGTTCGGATACAGTTGTAACGGTTTGTGATGAAGAGTCTGTTTCTGGTTTTTATAAAGTTAAGACCGGAGACGGTATCATTGGGTATTGTATGAGCGAGTTTATAAAACTCTGTTAGATGGAGGTGCGATCATGAATATTACAGATAGTGTACTGACATCAATCAAGAAATTACTCGGAATCGCAGAGGAGTATGAACATTTCGATGCGGATTTGATCATGCACATCAATTCTGTGTTCTCGATTCTTACACAGCTTGGTGTCGGCCCATCCAAAGGTTTCATGATCGAAGATAAGAATGCAACATGGAAAGATTTCATTTCTGATGAATCCAAATACATGCTTGTCAAATCTTATATGCATTTGAAGGTTAAACTTCTTTTCGATCCGCCGCTTAGTTCGGCCGTTCTGGAGTGTTATAAAACACAAATCAGCGAGTACGAATGGCGTTTAAATGTTGCTGCAGAAAACGATGACGCCGATCCAGATGAGCCTGAGCATTATTCCGGATCATATGAAGTTACACCAAAGGCGCATCGGACTCAAACTTTGGATACGTCTGGAAAAGTGCTTAGTGAAGACCTTGTGATTCATGAAGTTCCGTATTATCAGACATCCAATGCCAGTGGAGGTGTTACCAGTTACATCGCAAAGGAGGGAGATTCAAAATGAATAACGCCTATTTAGCACACCATGGAATTCTTGGAATGAAATGGGGAGTTCGAAGATCGGAGGCACAGCTTGCCAGAGCCAGGGGACACTCTTCCAAGCCCTCAGACGATAAGAATGAGGTAGCAGCACGTAAGGTTGCTGTTAAGAATCGGCGAACAATGTCCGATTCCGATCTGAAGAAGAGAATTGAGAGACTTAAATTAGAACGCGAGTTTAAGAATCTTACAGAAGACGACATCGCACCTGGCAGAAAGTATGTGTCAGAAATTCTTTCTGCATCCGGAAAGAAAGCGTTGACTATGGCTGCGGCCGGAGCAATGACTTATGCCGTCAAGACTGCAATGACAAAGGAGTTCAATCTTAAAGAGGCTGCACAGTACATTGCTGCAAATCCAAATAAGAAGAAGTAGGAGAAGAAAATAATGGCGTTATCGAACACTGCCGTCCCGAAATACTACGGCATGTTTCGTGATGCCGTAATTCGTGGCGAAATTCCGGTATGTCGAGAAATCGAGATGGAGATGAACCGAATCGATGATCTCATTGCGAATCCGGGAATTTATTACGATGACCAAGCAGTAGAGGGTTTTATCAGCTATTGCGAAAATGAGCTTACTTTAACTGACGGTTCAGATTTGAAACTGCTTGACACATTTAAAGTTTGGGCTGAGCAGATTTTCGGCTGGTACTATTTTGTTGAGAGAAGTGTATACGAACCTTATGAGGATGGTCATGGCGGACATTACGTCACCAAGTCTATCCGAAAAAGGTTAGTTAATAAGCAATATCTCATAGTGGCCAGAGGTGCCGCAAAGTCAATGTATGGTTCATGCTTGCAGAATTTCTTCTTAAATGTTGATGTCACAACGACACATCAGATAACCACAGCCCCGACGATGAAGCAGGCAGAAGAGGTGTTGTCCCCGATTCGAACCGCTATTACCAGATCAAGAGGACCTTTCTATAAGTTCCTTACAGAAGGATCGTTGCAGAACACGACTGGATCAAAGGCGAATAGAATGAAATTGGCATCCACTAAGAAGGGAATTGAAAACTTCCTTACTGGATCGCTTCTTGAAATTCGTCCAATGAGAATCGACAAACTTCAGGGACTTCAGCTTAAAGTGGCGACGGTTGACGAGTGGCTTTCTGGTGATATTCGAGAAGATGTAATCGGAGCAATCGAACAGGGTGCATCGAAGGTCAACGACTACCTTATCGTTGCGATCAGTTCGGAGGGTACTGTCCGTAACGGTGCTGGCGATACAATCAAAATGGAATTGATGGACATTCTAAAAGGGGATTATATCAATCCGCACGTATCGATTTGGTGGTATAAGCTGGATTCTATTGACGAGGTTGCCGATCCGGATAAATGGTTGAAAGCAAATCCGAACCTTGGAAAGACTGTTTCTTATGAAACCTATCAGCTGGACGTTGAGAGAGCAGAAAAGGCTCCGGCAGCTCGAAACGATATTTTGGCTAAGCGCTTCGGACTTCCTATGGAGGGATACACATATTACTTTACATATGAAGAAACTCTCCCACATCGCCATCGAGATTATTGGCAGATGCCATGTTCTTTGGGAGCTGATCTATCGCAAGGCGACGATTTCTGTGCATTCACATTTTTATTCCCATTGTCGAACGGATCGTTCGGCGTCAAAACCAGAAACTACATTTCCTCATCGACTCTGATGAAACTCCCAGCAGCAATGAGAATTAAATACGATCAGTTTATGAAAGAGGGAAGTCTTATTGTGTTGGAAGGGACGGTTCTTGACATGATGGAAGTATATGAGGATTTGGATAACCACATTATTGAATGCGGTTACGATGTACGATGCTTTGGTTATGACCCATACAATGCAAAGGAATTTGTTGAACGTTGGGCGAGTGAAAATGGACCATTCGGAATAGAAAAAGTTATCCAGGGCGCAAAGACAGAATCTGTCCCACTTGGCGAATTGAAGAAACTTTCAGAAGAGCGAATGCTCCTGTTTGATGAGGAGTTGATGACATTTGCTATGGGAAACTGCATTACCCTGGAGGATACTAACGGGAACCGTAAATTGCTGAAAAAGCGGTATGAACAAAAAATTGATGCCGTTGCAGCAATGATGGATGCGTATATCGCTTACAAGGCAAATCGGGAAGCATTTGAGTAAAAAGAAAGGAGAGTAATGGATAAATACTTAGCGCATCACGGTGTTCTTGGTATGAAATGGGGAGTGCGACGGTATGAGAATTATAATGGAACTCTTACTGCCGCTGGAAAGAAACGATATGGTTCGGATGTTGAGAGTGCGGTTCAGAAACAGAAAGCAGCGAAGAATACTGTTCAGAAAGCTTCTAAACGGTATGCTAAAACATACTCTGCAAAGGATGCTGCTGAACTTCAAAAAGCCAATGCTAAATTGAGTTGGGCAAATAGGCAAGTGAAAAATGAAAAAATTAAAGAGAAGCTTGACTCGGAAACATCCAAAAGTAAACACCGACAGAAACTGGAAGACGAATATGTTAAGAAAGGAATGACACAAGAGGAAGCCGCCATTGCCGCTTATAAGCGAGACCGAACTGAGAAGGCTGTCACCGCTGTGGCCGGTCTTACGATAGCAGCCGCGACGGCTTACGTTGCCTACAAACATTACGATAAAAATGTCGATAAGGTTATTAAGGCTGGAAAAGAATTACAAAACATTTCAAACAACAGCAATCGAGGTGTATCCGATGCTTTTTACTTTAGTATGACGGGTATGGATAATGCTAAGTATAGGGGTCTATATGGCGATACGTTGTCAGCTAGAGGAAAAGTGTATGAGACTAAAATAGGAGTGAATAAAAGTATTAAGGTTGCTTCTGAAAAATCAGCAGTTAATGCTCTTTCTGAATTAGTTAAAGAGGATAAGAGCTATGCCAAAAATTTAGAAACACACTTATTAAATTCGCAGAACCGGTACGGCTTGAAAAAGCAGAACGACACTATTGCTAAAGGGCTGGACTCTCTCCAAAAAGGGAAGATAGACGATAAAGTTTATAAGGCTTTAAATCTTTCATTAGTTGATCATAATTTGCCGACATCGTCAGAGGTCAACAAGGGATTTTATGAAAAATTGAAGTCTAAAGGATATGGTGCTATACTTGATGTAAATGATAAAGAACTCAGCGGTTTTAGATCAAGCAAACCTATGATCGGTTTTGATGTGGGTTCTAATGTAAGCGTGAATCGAGTGAAAGAACTTGGCGAAACGGAGATTAAGCGTAGTAAAAACATTGCTATGGCAGATCTTACAGTAAAAACATATGCACCTGCTGGTGCTGGGTATTTGGCATCCATGGGACTTGTACGTGCTGCTGGACAACAGAAGACGCAGCGTGACGAGAGAAAGATTATTCAGGAATATCGGAAAGAGCATTCGGACTCCAAATTATCAGACACTCAAATCCTGAACAATTACTATAAATATTAGGAGGGTAAAGCATGAAAAAGAAGACGTATCGTATGCTTAAAAGAATTCCTTTCGGAAAATTGGCATTATTCGTTACCGGAAATACAGAAATAAAAATCTGTAGCCAGATGATGGCTGACGGGTTATACGAGCCGATTCGGAAATACGCGAAATTGCATCCGGACACGGTTATCACAGAGAAGTTAGCAAAAAAGATCCTTTCAAAAGGTTAAACAGTGTTCTTTAGAGACTGCGTTGGTGCGGTCTCTTTTTTTTGTGCCCATCTTTAGGAGGTGAGAATTCAAAATGGATTTATCATTAAGTTCCAGGTTTAAAAATGCCTGGAATGCTTTTCGGAATAGAGCTCCAACCATGATGTCTCAGGACATTGGTTCTGGTTATTCGTATCGTCCCGATCGTTTTCGACTTACCAGAGGAAACGAAAGATCGATAGTCACATCCGTATACAATAGAATCGCTTTAGACGTAGCCGCCATCAACATTCAGCACGTTCAGTTGGACGATGAAGGGCGGTTTTTAAATGTTATAAAAAGCGGTTTAAACGAATGTTTGTCGTTGGAAGCCAATCTTGATCAGACTGGTAGGGCATTTATCCAGGATATTGTTATGTCCATGATGGATGAAGGCTGTGTGGCAATCGTTCCAGTGGATACCGATGATGATCCAGATGACACAAAAGGGTATCAGATTCTTTCGATGCGAGTTGGTCGAATTCGTGACTGGTACCCTCGTCACGTCCGTGTTGAAGTATACAACGAAAATACTGGGCGAAAACAAGAAATCGTTGTTCCGAAAGATACGGTTGCTATCGTGGAAAATCCACTGTATGCGGTAATTAACGAACCAAATTCAACAATGCAGAGGCTTATTCGAAAATTGAATTTGCTAGATGCTGTCGATGAACAGAGTAGCTCCGGCAAGTTGGATTTAATCATTCAGCTCCCTTATGTAATTAAATCAGAGGCAAGGCGTCAGCAGGCAGAGAAGCGGCGTAAAGATATCGAGCAGCAGTTGGCCGGTTCTAAGTATGGTATTGCTTATACTGATGGAACAGAGCGAATCACACAGTTGAATCGTTCGTTGGAAAACAATCTAATGAAGCAGATTGAATACTTAACGAGTATGCTTTACAGCCAGTTAGGAATCACTCAGAGCATCTTAGATGGTACCGCAGACGAGAAGACTATGCTGAACTATTACAATCGGACAATCGAACCGATCATTTCGGCAATCGTTGATGAAATGAAGAGAAAATTCTTAACAAAGACTGCCAGGTCCCAGAACAAGTCAATTATGTTCTTTAGAGATCCGTTCAAGCTTGTGCCGGTAGCTGATCTTGCTGAAATTTCTGATAAGTTTACCAGAAATGAAATTGCTACATCAAACGAAATCAGACAGGTAATTGGTTGGAAGCCATCTGCTGATCCTAAGGCTGATGAATTGAGAAACAGCAATTTAAGTGCGCCTGGTGGCGGTTCCGTAACAGATGCTACGAGTGGTGATGGAACAGAATCCAGCGATACCAGTGATTACGATGCTCTGGTTAATGAAGTTCTTGACAGTATTTCTGCACAGATCGATGACATTGTCGGCAATTATACAGCTGGCGATGATAAGGAGGGAGATGATTCTTAATGGATGAACCTAAAGTTGCGGTTCTTAGACATTATGCATCGCCCTATTACGATCCTCAGAAAGCGCATGAATACTATATGCGTACCAGAGAGTTAAAAGGCCGTTCTACCACATCACTGAACGATGATGGAAAGAAGATTTGGTCTTATACAAAAAATAATATCAAATCTGAAAAGGCTGCAAAGGTCAAAGAAGAGCAGGAAAAGCGAGATCAGAAGATTACGGAACTTCGTGAAAAAGCAGAGGCAACGAAGGAACAGATATCTTCTCGTTTGAAAGAGCTGAATGAGGCTTTAACCCAAAATGCTTCCGATAGGAAGAAAAGCATCGATACTGATAAAGATTCTGATTTGGAAGAAATTGAAAAGGAATCATCTAGCGAGAAGGAACGAATCGATAATAAAAAGAATGCCGAAATCGAGCGTTTGATGGCAATAGAAATTCCATCAGGGTTATCCAAGGCTGAGAGATCTAAGCGGGTTGCTGAAAGAACCGCAAAGATTGCAAAGCTTAGAAACGATGCGAAATCTGACAAAGCAAAAATCAGTAGCAATGCCAAAACGGACAAGGCCAGTGTTAGAACAGATGCGACTAATCAGAAGGCGAAGGTGTCGTCCGATACTAAGGAAGAAAAAGCTGAGAATCAAGCCAATGCGAAAAGCGAAAGAGCAAAAGTTAGCTCCGAGCTTAAAGCAGCAGTCAAATCTGTTAGAGAAGCTTATAAAGCGGCAAAAGCCGATCTCGATTCATCATATGAACAAACGTATCAGGATGAATTCGATAAGATTCGGTCAGAGTACAAGAAAGTCAAGAAATCGTCAAAGAAAAAGTCTTCCAGCTCATCAAAGAAGACATCACATCCGTTATCGTACTATATCAGAAAATAGAGGAGGAAAATCAAAATGAAGTATGACTTTGGTGGCTGGGCCACTAGAAACGATCTTCAGTGTGCCGATGGAAGAGTCATTAAAAAAGACGCTTTCAAAGGGCAGAACGGGCAGACTGTCCCGTTAGTATGGATGCATAATCATGCCGATCCGGCGAACGTGCTTGGATTAGCCCATCTCGAAAATAGAGATGAAGGAGTTTATGCGTTCTGTGAATTTAATGATACAGACTCAGGAAAGACTGCACGGGAACTTGTAAAACATGGCGACGTACAGTCTCTTTCTATCTTTGCCAATCAGCTTAAACAGGCTGGTCACGATGTTGTTCATGGCATTATTAGAGAGGTAAGTCTGGTGTTAGCCGGTGCCAATCCTGGAGCATTTATCGATGATGTGGTAATGCATGGAGACGGAGAAACAGGCATTATCATTGGCTATGATGAAATGATTATGGGTCATCTGGAGCATTCTGATGACGAGGAGAAAAAAGAAGATCCGCCGAAATCAGAAGATGAGAAAAATGGCGAAACAGTAGGAGACGTGTTAAAAACCCTCACCGATAAACAGTACACTGCTGTATGCGCTGTAGTAGGCCAGATCATCGAAGATGCAAAAAATGATGGCGAGGAAACCAAAAAAGATGAATCTAAAGGAGGAGATGACAATATGAAACACAACGTTTTTGACACTGACAAGCGCGATGATAAGAGCTTTCTGTCTCACGCAGATCAGGAGGAAATCCTTAAGCTGGCAAAGACAAGCCAGGTAGGAACATTCCAGACCGCGCTGGAGATCTATGCTAATGAGAATGCACTTCAGCATGATGCTCTTGCAAGCGGATTTGCTCAGACAGGAGATGGCAATGTAACACTTCTGTTCCCGGAATACAAGGATGTACGTCCTGGTGCACCGGAGCTGATTACTAACGACCAGGGTTGGATCACAACTGTAATGAACAAAGTTCATAAGAGTCCGATTTCCAGAATCAGAACTAGCCAGGTAGATATCCGTAACATCGATGCTCTTAAGGCTAAAGGCTATACTAAGGGAAAACAGAAGAAGCAGACTGGCAACTTCAAGCTGGTTCGCAGAACTACCGACCCTCAGACTGTGTACGTAAAGAGTGCGCTGCATAGAGATGATATCATCGACATCACCGATTTCGACTATGTGGCATACCTGTACAACATCGACCGCCTGATGCTCAATGAAGAGCTGGCAACTGCAATCATGCTGGGTGATGGCAGAGACGACGGAGATGAAGGCAAGATTTCTCCGGATCACATCAGACCGATTTGGCTGGATGATGATCTGTACACCATTCACGTTGATCTCGATGTCGCAGCTGCTAAGAAAGAACTTCAGGGAACCAATACCGCGGCTAACTTTGGTGAGAACTACATCATCGCAGAGGCCATGATCAATACCGTTCTGTATGCAAGAGAGGATTATAAGGGCACCGGTACCCCGGATCTGTTCATTACTCCTCATATGCTGAATCAGATGCTCCTGGCAAGAGACATCAACGGAAGACGTATTTACTCTTCCAAGACCGAACTTGCCACTGCACTGAATGTTGGCAGTATCAATACTGCGGAGCAGTTTGAGGGTAAGACCAGAACTACTTCCGACAGCAAAAAGAAGAAGCTGGTTGCCATTATCGCAAATCTGGCTGATTACTCCCTCGGTGCAACCAAGGGTGGAGAGGTTACTCACTTCACTCAGTTCGATATCGACTTCAACCAGGAGAAATCCCTGCTTGAGACCAGATGCTCTGGTGCTCTTACTCGTGTATACTCTGCAATCGCAATCGAAGAGGATGTAACAACTGCTTCTTCCGGTTCCGATGATCACACAGCCTAAAGTCTTAAAGGAGAAAATTCAAAATGAGTAAATTTTACGGAGCAATCGGCTATTCCGTAACAGAGGAAATTCGACCTGGTGTCTGGGGAGAGAAGATTACAGTTCGTGACTACTACGGAGACGTTATTCGGAATACTCGACAGTATCAGAGTTCGGATAACCTCAACGACAATCTCAATGTGTCGAATGAGTTCAGCATCGTAGCCGATCCGTTTGCTTATGCGAATTTTCATTCGATGAGATTTATCGAGTATATGGGGGCTAAATGGAAAATTTCAAATGTTGAAGTTCAGTATCCCCGTTTAATATTGACCGTTGGAGGTGTTTACAATGAGCAGACGACTGAAACTGCATAATGCTTTATGCGACATCCTCTCGTGTCCAAACAAAGGACCAGAGTGTCGTGCTTATTTTCAACCACCGTCATCGGTAAAAATGAAATACCCCGCCATCGTTTACGCTCTCGACGATATCGAGAATACGTTTGCGAATGACGGGGTTTATTTGTCTGCGAGAAAGTATTCAGTAACAGTCATCGACAGCGATCCGGATAGTTCTCTCGTTGGCAAAGTAGCATCTATGCCGACAAGTCGATTCAATCGGCATTATCCGAAAGACAACTTAAACCATGATGTCTTTGAAATATTCTTTTAAGGAGGACAAATTCTATGAAAAAGAAACTCGTTTGGGACAAGACTGGCGAGCGCCTGTATGAGACCGGTGTCAGCCAGGGCGTCCTTTACCCGATTCAGACCGGTGGCGTATATAACTCTGGTACCGCATGGAACGGTCTTAGCACCGTAACAGAGAGCCCGTCCGGAGCAGAACCTACTGCAATTTATGCAGACAACATCAAGTATCTGAACCTTATGTCCGCAGAGGAATTTGGCGGCACAATCGAAGCTTATATGGCACCGGATGAGTTCGCAGAGTGCGATGGTTCCAAAGAAATCGCCCCTGGAGTGTTTGCAGGACAGCAGAACCGTAAGATGTTCGGCTTATCTTACAAGACACTTCTCGGTAACGATGTTGATTCCAATGATTACGGCTATAAGCTTCATCTCGTTTATGGTTGCTTAGCTTCTCCTTCTGAGAAGGGTTATTCCACTGTAAATGACAGCCCGGAAGCTATTACCTTATCCTGGGAGTTCAGCACCACACCAGTCGAGATTGCAACCTTAATCGATGGAAAGAAGCTGAAGCCTACTTCTATTCTCACCTTCGATTCTACCAAGGTCGATGCTAAGAAACTGGCTGCTCTTGAAGAGATCCTGTATGGTAAAGATCCTTCTTCTGCCGAAGCAGACGATGGTGTTGAACCGAGACTTCCGATTCCGGATGAAGTAATTAAGATTATGACCGCAGAAGGTTAATAAAAAAAATAATACACAAACCACAGATGGAGTCGTATTCAGGAAAGCTGGCGACTCCTTTTTATTTGAAAGGAGAACAAAATTATGTATGCAGTAACAAAGACTTATAAAGATTTTAATGGTGTTGAACGCACTGAAACAAAGCTCTTCAACCTTACCGAAACAGAGGTTATGGAGATGGAATTGGGCACAGCTGGTGGAGTTGCTGAGATGCTTCAGCGCATCGTAGATGCAAAAGATCAGCCGACCATTATCAAGTTCTTTAAGGAATTTATCTTAAAGGCATACGGAGAGAAGAGTGCTGACGGCACATATTTCGAGAAGTCCGAAGAGATTTCCAGAAAGTTTGCCTGCACTCAGTTCTACAATCTTCTGTTTATGGAACTGGCTACAGATGACAGCAAAGCCGCTGAATTCGTAAACCATGTAATTCCGAAAGTTGTAGATATCAAGAAGCATTCGGAAAATCCGGAGATTGCTCCTGTGGTTGCCACCATGAACTAAAGAGGTGAGATCGAATGCTTGAACTTACGATACCAAGAACTGATCTGTGGGATGAGCGGAATCAGCGATTTATCCCTGTAAAGGAACAGAAGTTGCGTTTGGAGCATTCGCTCGTTTCACTTTCAAAATGGGAAAGTAAATGGTGCAAAGTCTTCTTAACTAAAGAGCAGAAGACTATTGAAGAAACCATTGATTATATACGCTGTATGACACTCACACAGAATGTTGACCCGCTGGTCTATCAATGCATTACCAATTCTCACATTGATGCGGTAAATGCCTATATTGAAGCGCCTATGACGGCTTCGACTGTTAAGGAAGAAAAGGGTGGTCCAATAAACAGGCAGCAGATAACCAGTGAGCTTATCTATTATTGGATGACCGCGTATCACATTCCGTTTGAGTGTCAGAAATGGCATTTGAATCGTTTGTTAATGCTTATCCGGATTTGCAATGCGGAAAATAAGCCCCCGAAGAAGAGGAGCAAACGAGATTTATACAGACATCATGCGGAAGTAAACGCCGCAAACAAAAAGAAATTTAATTCGAAAGGATAGTGATTAAAATGGCGAAATCAAGGCAGGCCGTTGTAAATCTTGTCAAATCCTGGGAAGGAAAGAAAGAATCGAACGGTTCACACAAAAGTATTATCGATTTGTATAACGACTTCTTTGAGAAGATCTGCGCCGGCAAATTTCCTCGTGGCATTCGTATGCGCTATGACTGGGCTTGGTGCGCTTGCACCTGGTCTGCATTAGCGGCAGCTCTCCGATATGAGAGCATTATGCCTATGGAAATTTCCTGCTATTACCTCATTGAAGCGGCAAAGAAAATGGGATGTTGGCAGGAGAACGATGCTTATGTTCCGAGTCCTGGAGATGCGATTTTGTATGACTGGCAGGATAACGGATTCGGTGACAACTCTGGCAATCCGGATCATGTCGGTACCGTAATCGAGGTGCATAAGGAATCCGGTTACATGGTTATCGAAGAGGGCAACTACAGTAATGCGGTCAAGAAGAGAACGCTGTCTATTAACGGAAAATTTATCCGCGGCTTCATCACACCAAAGTACGACGACAATACTGTTGCCGCTCCTGGATTAAGCAAGGGTAAAGACATCAAAACCATCGCTCATGAGGTTATCGTTGGACTGTGGGGAAGCGGCGAGAATCGTAAGAAATTGCTTACTGAGTACGGATACAGCTACTCTGAAGTTCAGAACATGGTTAATCAGATTCTGAATGGATCGGCGGTAACACCGTCCAACACCAAACAGGATCAGAACCAGTCAGTTTCAAAGAAAGTGGTGGCTACCTGTTCTGCCAAGCAGTTTAACAAAACCTGTGCTGGTGAATATAAAACAACGGCAGTTCTTTATTGCCGTAATGATGCCGGAACAAATAAGAAAGCTATTTGTAAAATCCCGGCTGGCACTAAGGTTAAATGCTATGGCTACTACACAATGGCAAACGGAGTTAAGTGGCTGTACATCCAGTTTGTACTTGATGGTGTGCAGTATACTGGCTTCTCATCCAGTGCTTACTTAGCAAAGTAGGAGATTCATATGATCACGTTCAGACAAAAGGGTGATTTTTCTAAGCTGACTCGATTCTTAGAGCGAGCAAAGGAATCGGTTCGTCTCGGTGACCTCGATAAGTATGGTCGAGAGGGCGTAGCCGCCCTTGCGTCTGCAACACCAGTTGATACAGGACGGACAGCAAATTCGTGGCACTACAAGATCGAGCAGAAGCAAGGTTCCGTGTCAATCAGCTTTTATAACACAAATATTCAAAATGGAGTCCCTATTGCAGTCATTTTGCAGTACGGACACGCAACAAGAAACGGCGGCTGGGTACAGGGGCGAGACTACATCAATCCTGCTATCCAGCCTATTTTTGACAAAATTGCAGATGCGGCATGGAAGGAGGTTACTAAGCTATGAGTACAACCGTTGACGAACGTGTCGTCGAAATGCGGTTTGATAACAAACAGTTTGAGCAAAATATTCAGACCAGTTTATCAAGCCTCGATAAGTTGAAGAAAAGTCTTAACCTCGAAGGGGCAGCAAAAGGCTTAGAAACCGTAAACGATGCCGCAAATAAATGCAGTGGAAATATGTCACCGCTGAGTAATGCAGTTGAGACTGTACGAGTGCGATTTTCCGCATTGGAAGTAATGGCAATTACCGCTTTACAGAACATTACCAATTCTGCGCTTGCTGCTGGAAAAAATCTTGTCTCTGCTTTTACCATCGATCCGATTAAAACCGGTTTTGAGGAGTATGAGACCCAGATCAATGCCGTTCAGACAATCCTTGCGAATACATCTTCAAAAGGAACAACTCTTGACCAGGTAAATAATGCGTTAGATGAATTAAATCATTACGCAGATATGACCATTTACAATTTTACGGAGATGACCCGTAACATTGGTACGTTCACCGCGGCTGGCGTGGATCTGGACACATCTGTAGCAGCTATCAAGGGTATTGCGAACCTTGCAGCCGTATCAGGTTCCAACTCTCAGCAGGCAAGTACCGCTATGTATCAGCTTTCACAGGCATTAGCGGCAGGAACAGTAAAATTGCAGGACTGGAACTCAGTGGTAAACGCTGGTATGGGCGGTCAGGTATTCCAGGATGCGCTGAAAGAAACGGCTAAAGTTCATGGAATTGCCATTGACGAAATGATCAAAGATGAGGGCTCATTCAGAGAGACCCTTAGTAAAGGATGGCTTACCTCTGACATCTTGACTGAAACCTTGGCAAAATTTACAGGTGATCTCAACGAAGATCAGCTTCGGACCATGGGATATACCGATGATCAGATCAAATCCATTATGGAGATGGGTAAAACAGCGAACGATGCAGCAACAAAAGTAAAGACTTTTACTCAGCTGTTCGACACGTTGAAAGAGGCTGCCCAGTCAGGATGGACACAAAGCTGGGAAATTATCGTCGGCGACTTTGAAGAGGCAAAAGAATTACTTACTGAGGTGAGCGATACGTTCAGTGCCGTAATCAATGCTTCTGCCGATGCGAGAAATAAAATGCTTCAGGATTGGAAAGACCTTGGCGGTCGTACCATGATGATCGAAGCAGTAAAGAATGTTTTCGAGGGACTGGTTAGCGTTGCCAAGCCGGTTCGGGAGGCATTCAACGAAATCTTCCCGCCAATGACTGGAAAACAGTTAGCTGAAATCACAGAGCGTATCCGTGATCTGACAGCAAAATTCAAAATGGGGGAAGAAAGTTCAAAGAATCTGAAGAATACGTTTAAAGGCGTATTTGCAGTGCTTGATATCGTCGGACAAGCTTTCAAAGCTGTTGCCGGTGGTGTCGGCGAATTGATTGGTCTTTTCTTACCGGCTGGAAACGGAGTGTTATCACTTACTGGAAGTTTCGGTGAGTATCTTGTTAAGCTTGATGAAACGGTAAAGAAGACAGATGTCTTTGGCAAAGCAGTTTCGACGGTTGTTGATATCGTAAAGATAGCTATTACGTTTGTTAAAACTGCAGGAGAAAAAGTAAAAGAATTTGGAAAAACTGCCGGGGAGAAGTTTGATTTTCCTGGATTTGAATTATTCCACTCATTCCTTGAACGAGTACATGATCGCATGGCTCAGATTGGTGATGGTGCTGGAAAAATGAAGAGCGGAGTCATCGTTGCTTTCGAGATGATGGGAGAAGCACTTGAAAAATGTAAATTTCTCAAAGTTATGGAAGCATTATGGACCGCCGTGAAAGTAATTGCTGGCGGTATTGCCGATGCAGTCGGAACTATGATGGGAACACTCGCTGAGAAACTCGGAAATGCAGATTTTAGCGGAGTTCTTGATGTTCTTAACAGCATCGCTGTTGGTGGAATTGCTTTATCAATTTCTAAATTCTTAAAAAGTGTAACAGAACCTCTTGAGGGGTTGAGTGATATTCTCGAAGGGGTAACTGGAATTCTTGATGGTGTCAGAGGATGCTTTGAGGCATATCAGACAAATCTTAAAGCCGGAACGTTACTTAAAATCGGAGCAGCAATCGCTTTGCTTGCTGGTTCTATCGTAGCTATTTCTTTGATCGATAGCGACAAACTGTCAATTTCTCTTGGGGCTATCACGGTTCTCTTTGCTAATCTACTTGGAGCGATGGCGATTTTTAACAAAATCAGCAGTGATACGGGAAAAGTATCCAAAGCATGTACCGCGATGATCGCTATGTCAGTTGCAGTATCTATTCTGGCAGGAGCTTTGAAGAAAGTTTCAGACCTTGATTGGGGTGAACTTGCGAGAGGTCTGGTTGGAATTGCCGGTCTTACAACTATTGTTGTTGCTTCATCTAAAGCCATGGCAAGCGGTCAGAAACAAGTTATGAAAGGCGCTACCAGCTTAATTATATTTGGAGCAGCTATCAAAATCCTGGCTTCGGCATGTAGGGATTTATCGAAATTACAGTGGGATGAACTTGGACGTGGATTAACAGGAGTCGGAGTCTTATTTGCTGAGATTGCTGTATTCCTTAGAGTTGCAAAATTTAACGGAAAAATGCTTAGCACTGCGACTGGAATTGTTATTCTGGCGGCGGCAATGAAAGTTCTGGCATCCGCTTGCAAAGATTTTGGTCAGATGGAGTGGAGCGAGATTGGAAAAGGATTGGCCGGAATCGGTGGATTACTTGCCGAACTTGCTGTCTTTACGAATTTGGCTGGAAATGCGAAACATGTGATGTCCACTGGTGTAGCTCTAATCGCTATTGGTGCCGCAATGAAAATCTTTGCTTCCGCTGTAAAAGATTTCGGTCAGTTACAGTGGGATGAAATTGGCAGAGGTCTTACTGCCATGGGCGGTGCACTTGCAGAAGTGGCTATTGCCGTTAATCTGATGCCGAAGAACATGATCGGTATTGGAACTGGGCTTGTTATCGTCGGTGCGGCACTTGAAATCATTGCAAACTGTATGAGTAAATTCGGAGGTATGCAGTGGGAAGAAATCGGTAGAGGTCTTACTGTCATGGGTGGAGCTTTAGCTGAGTTGGCTATCAGTCTCAATTTCATGAAAGGTACGCTTGGCGGATCGGCAGCATTATTGGTTGCGTCCGGAGCCTTAGCTGTTCTTGCACCGGTACTCAGTATTTTAGGAGCATTATCGTGGGAAGCTATTGCGAAAGGGCTTATTTCCATTGCCGGAGCATTCACGATTATCGGAGTAGCGGGTGCGGTTCTTACACCATTGGTTCCGACCATTCTCGCATTATCTGGAGCATTTGCGTTAATTGGTGTTGGGGTACTTACAATCGGAGCAGGTTTACTTGCGGCCGGCACAGGACTTTCTTCACTCGCGATCGGATTCACAGCGCTGGCAACTGCCGGTGTCGCTGGAGCAACAGCAATCGTAGCAGCACTGACGGTTATCGTTACTGGTATCGCTGGCTTAATTCCGGCTGTCCTTACAAAAGTTGGAGAAGGGATTATTGCGATCTGCAAAGTTATCGCCGCTGGAGCACCAGCTATCGGCGAGGCTGTAAAAGCAGTCATTTTAACTCTGATTGATGTCTTTGTATCTTGTGTACCTCAGTTGGCAGACGGAGCTTTACAATTAGTAGTCGGTGTATTAGCAGCACTTGCTACTTACACGCCTCAAATCGTAGATCTAGCCTTCAAGTTCCTTATTGGAATTTTAGAGGGTATTGCTAGTAATCTACCATCACTGATTAAAGCTGGAATTGATGTTCTTATGGCGTTCTTTACCGGTGTTGTCGATGCATTAAGCGGAATTGATACTGGGGCTTTACTGAAAGGAATAGCCGGAATCGGTCTGTTATCGGCTATTATGCTTGCTCTTAGTGCAACCGCGGCACTTGTTCCTGGAGCAATGGTTGGAATTCTTGGAATGGGGGCAGTTGTCGCTGAGATGGCATTAGTGCTTGCAGCTGCCGGCCTCTTGTCGAAACTTCCAGGACTTTCTTGGCTCATCGGAGAAGGCGGAAAGCTTTTACAGGGTATCGGAACGGCAATCGGTCAGTTCGTTGGCGGAATTGTCGGTGGATTTATGAGCGGTGTGTCGAGTCAGTTCCCACAGATTGGAGCTGATTTATCTGCTTTTATGAATAATGTTCAGCCGTTCTTACAGGGAGCAAGTCAGATTCAGCCATCTATGATGGACGGAGTAAAGGCATTAGCCGAGACAGTGCTTATTCTGACGGCGGCTGATATTTTACAGGGATTGACTTCTTGGCTTACAGGAGGATCATCTTTATCTAAGTTCGGAGAGGAACTTGTACCGTTTGGCGAAGCTATGCGAGATTTCTCGCTGGCTATCGGAAATATGGACGGAGAAATCGTGGCAAACGCAGCGACGGCTGGTAAAGCATTAGCTGAAATGGCAGCCACAATTCCAAATACAGGTGGATTAGTGTCGTTCTTCGCAGGAGAAAATGATATGACTGCCTTTGGAAAGCAGCTTGTACCGTTCGGTGAAGCTATGAAACAGTTCGGAGACGCAATTACCGGACTTGATGCAAACGCAGTCACTGAGGCAGCAATCGCCGGTAAGGCGATGGCAGAGATGGCAACAACCATTCCGAATTCGGGTGGTGTTGTAGGATTCTTTGCTGGCGAAAACGACATGGGCGAGTTCGGAAAACAACTCGTACCATTCGGCGAAGCCATGAAAGCATTTGGCGATGCAGTTCGTGGACTGGAAGTCGATGCAATCGTCAATTCTGCAACGGCAGGTAAGGCTTTGGTCGAACTTGCTGATACAGTTCCGAATACCGGTGGCGTCGTGGCATTCTTTACCGGAAACAACGATGTTGATACTTTCGGCAAAAAGCTTGTACCATTTGGTGAGGCTATGAGGGCATATTCCGAAGCTATTATGGGCATAGATTCTGCGGCTATTACGAATTCGGCAACAGCTGGTAAAGCTCTTGTGGAACTTGCCAATACAATCCCGAATACCGGAGGACTTGTAAGCTGGTTTACTGGCGACAACGATCTTGGCGGTTTCGGTGACAGTCTTGTTCAGTTCGGAAGTGGAATTAAGAGTTATTCGGATTCTATTTCTGGAATTGATACCGAAATCATGTCGAGCGTAATCACACAGGTAAATCGCCTTGTTGAGATGGCTAAGGGAATGGCTGAGTTGGATACGAGTGGTATGAGCGGTTTCAGTACAGCGCTTACACAGCTTGGAAATAACGGAATCGACAGCTTTATTAACGCATTTACAGATGCGAGCGGAAGAGTGACATCAGCCGCAACATCTATGCTGACAACATTCATCAATGCGGCTAATGCGCAAAAGAGCAATATGACATCTACGTTTACGACCATGATGCAGGCTGTACTTACGACCCTTACAAACTATCAAACCCAGTTCAATACGGCAGGCTCTACGTTGATGACGAAATTCATCACCGGAATCAAATCTCAGGACGGAAATACCAAAACTGCCATTACCAATATAATTAGCGGTTGTGTTACTGCTATCAACAACAAGCAAACCCAGTTCAATACAGCAGGTGCGAACCTCATGATCAAACTCATTGCCGGAATCAAATCGAAAGATTACGAAACTAGAAATGCGTTTGTAAACATCTTAAGTTCATGCCTTACAGCTATTGCGAACAAGTATCCGGAATTTCAAAATGCAGGAATGCAGTGCATGATTAAGTTCATTGCTGGCATTAAGGAAAAAGCCGAAGAAGTAAAAACTGCCTTCACCGGGAATCTTAATGCTTCTGTAACGGCTATCCGGGACTACCACGATCAGTTTAAACAGGCTGGTGCTTACCTGGTAGAGGGCTTTGCTGATGGAATCAGTGAGAATACATATCGCGCAGAAGCGAAAGCCAGAGCAATGGCAAGGGCTGCGGCAGAAGCAGCAGAAGACGAATTGGACGAACATTCACCTTCCAGAGTAGGATACCATATCGGTGATTTCTTTGGATTGGGATTCGTCAATGCAATCGGAACCTATGCAGTAAAGGCATACAACGCAAGTGCTGATATGGCTAAATCAGCAAAAACAGGTCTTGGAAACGCAATCGCAAAGGTAAAGGATATGATCGACAACGGCGTTGATACTCAGCCTATGATTCGACCGATTCTGGATCTGTCAGACGTTGAGGAGAAGAGTCATCGACTGAATACGCTGTTCAGCAGATCACAGGCGTTGGCTGTCAGCACAGGAATCGCAACATCTCGTGGGCAGAATCTTCAAAATGAAGATGCCAGTCCGAATATAAGAAACTCTTATAACTTTACACAGAATAACTATTCGCCTAAGGCACTGTCGAGAACAGAGATTTATCGGCAGACGAAGAATCAGTTCTCGGCGATGGAAAGGATGGTGGAAACTTGATTCGAGCAGTCACGTTTACAAACTATCTTGGCGATAGTATCCGACTTGATTTGGCGAGACCGGAGGAATCCGGTTTCATCATCAAGTCTGTAACTGGCTTGGGGCCGGGAAAAGCGAACATCAATACGACAGAAATCGCCACAAACGATGGAAGTCTGTTCAATTCCTCAAGGATGCCGAGCCGAAACATTGTTATTTCTCTTGCGTATATGTGGAAGGATTCCATCGAAGACGTAAGACAGCTTTCATACAAGTATTTTCCTATTAAAAAGAAACTCACAATGCTTATCGAAACCGATAACAGGCAGGCGGAGATTGAAGGGTACGTCGAATCAAACGACCCAACAATCTTCAGTAAAGACGAGGGTTCGGATATCTCAATCGTGTGTCCGAATCCTTTCTTTTATTCTGCCGGAAAGGACGGACTCAATACGACCATCTTCTATGGCGTAGAGGCACTGTTTGAGTTTCCTTTCAGTAACGAATCGTTTCAGGACCCGTTGCTGGAAATGGGAGAAATCAAAAATGAAACAGAGCAGGTGGTTGCATATAATGGCGACGCTGAAATCGGCGTAACTATTACGATTCATGCAATCGGTGAAGCCAGCAATATCACAATCTATAATACCGGTACTCGCGAAGTGATGCGGATCGATACCGATAAATTGGAGAAATTCACTGGCTCTGGAATTATAGCAGGTGACGAAATCATCATCTGCACCGTAAAAGGAAACAAGTCGATTACGCTTCTTAGGAACGGAAAGACTACAAACATCTTGAACTGCCTGGATAAAAATGCAGATTGGTTCCAGCTTGCGAAGGGTGACAACATATTTGCTTATACAGCTGAGTACGGAAGTACAAATTTACAGTTTAAGATTGAGAACCGTATCGTCTACGAGGGGGTATAAGCACTATGGATGTAACGATTTTAAACACCGACCTGGATGCTGTCTCCATCGTGGATACGTACGAGTCGTTCATCTGGACGGATCGGTATTATGCTTACGGCGACTTTGAACTCTATGAAGCAATGCGAGATGGTCTTCTTGATTATATCAAACAGGACTACTATTTGCAGAGCAAGGAATCTGAGCATGTGATGATCGTAGAAAAAATCCAGATTACTTCCGATACCGAAGACGGTAACCATGTAACGGTTACTGGACGCTCATTAGAATCTATCCTCGATAGGCGAATCGTCTGGGGACAGAAGCTATTAAGCGGAAATCTTCAAAATGGAATTAAAACCCTGCTCAATGAGAATGTAATTTCTCCGTCGGACAGCAATCGAAGGATTCCAAACTTCATTTTCAAAGAATCAACCGACCAGGCAATTACAAAGTTGAAATTGGAAGCTCAGTATACAGGTGATAATCTGTACGATGTCATTCAGAAAATTTGCGAGGAGCAGGGTATCGGTTTCAAGATTACGCTGAACGATGAAAAGCAGTTTGTCTTTGAGCTGTATGCCGGTTCCGACAGATCATACGATCAGACAGAGAATCCATACGTTATATTCTCTCCGAAATTTGAGAATATCATAAACAGTAACTATATCGAATCTAAAGCTTCGTTGAAAACCGTGACTTTAGTTGGGGGAGAAGGCGAGGGTGCTGATAGAAGATATACTACAGTTGGTGGTGGTTCCGGTTTAAATCGTAGGGAACTGTTTACGGATGCTCGTGACATCTCTTCGAATGTTGGAAGTGATGATGAATTGACCGATGCCGAGTATATGGCTCAGTTGCAGCAAAGAGGAAAAGAAAAACTTGCAGAAAATGTGAGCATTACCTCGTTTGAGGGAGAAACAGAAACAACTATCATGTTCCAGTATGGAAAAGATTTCTTTAACGGGGACATTGTACAGATTGCGAACGAATATGGACACGAGACAAAAGCTCGTATTCTTGAAATTGTTCGCTCAGAAGATAAGGACGGCTATTCCGTCTATCCGACTTTTAAGACTATAGAACAGGAAGGAGCGTGATGAAGAAGTGAGTGTAACATTTGGATTTTATAATTCAAAAGAAGGAGATCGGCGCTACGATGCTATTCAGATGTCCAGCATTTTCGATGGAATAATTCAGGACGGAATCTTGCAGCATGTCGGAACTGCAATGGTTGTAAAAGAATCGGAAGCAATGATTATCAACGTTGGTGTCGGACGAGCCTGGTTCAATCACACTTGGACGCTGAATGACGCTCTATTACCGTTAGTAGTTCCACAGTCCGAGATTCTGTTGAACCGATATGATGCAGTTGTACTTGAAGTGGATTCGAGAGAGGCCGTCAGAGCAAATGACATCAAAATCATTAAAGGAACCCCAGCATCGAATCCAACGAAACCTACGATGGTGAAGACAAATGATCGCTGGCAATATCCACTGGCGTATATTTATGTCGGCGCCGGAGTCACTTCTATTCGACAGGCAAACATCACGAACTGTGTTGGAACTTCAGAGTGTCCATTCGTAACGGCTCCATTGGACAAGGTTGAAATCGATGATTTGATTGCCCAATGGCAGGACCAGTGGAAAGAGTTCTACGAAAAGCAGACTACTGATATGGAAGAAACAAATAAGTTTTGGAAAGAGCAGTGGTCTACCTGGTTCCTGGCACAGACCGAGGAGATTCAGTCAGCATATTTGGCATGGGAAGCTCAGTGGAACCTTTGGTACTCGGAGCACACAGCAGATATGGAAGCCACAAGTACCTATTGGAAAGAAAAATGGGAGGCGTGGTTCAACGAATACACAAGCACCAATACTGCTGAAATGGCTGACTGGAAACAGAAATCAGAAACGGAATTCCGTGATTGGTTTGAGCAGTTACAGGCACTGCTGGACAGCAATACGGCAGCGAGTCTTGCGAAAAAACTTCTGGAATTACAGAAGCAGGTAGATATTCTTAATCAGTTCAGTTCCAACCTTGAAAACGAATACACGGTATATCAGAAGCTTTACGACAATGGATACCGTACTTATGGAGACGTGCTCGATTCTTCGGATGCATCCATTACTGACAGCAATTTGGATACGGTCATTGGACGTACATATTCCAGTGATCTTCTCCGTGACAGCAATGGCGATGTTATTGAAGGTCGGGCTATTTTTGTCATCAAATAAAGGAGGATTCATTAAATGAAAATCACAGACTACGAAAAGGTCCAGGCATTAGCGGCAAGTAATATTTTTCTGCTTGACGGACCTAACGGAACAAAGACCATCGCAGCAGATGCTTTAGCAAAAGCGTTAATCGGTCTTTTAAGTTCCAAAGATTTTATCGGAGGAGTAAATCTTTCCGAGCTTACACAGGTGAATGCATTAGCATCCGGCAACAAACTTCTTGTCGGGACTACGGAAGGAAACAAGGCTATCGCTGCTGAAGATGCGCTCTTTGCTATGCTGGACAGCTTTGCTCCAGTGGAGCTTCGCCGGGTTATCTTCAGAGGTAAGAATCTCGGAACAGCTCTGACAGCGGTACAGAAAGCTGCTATTAAGGACGGTTCCTTTAAAGGAATGTTCCTTGGCGATTATTGGAGTATCGGAGGCCGTATCTGGCGTATCGTTGATATGGATTACTGGTACAACTGCGGTGACACTGCATTTACCAGCCATCATCTTGTGATCATGCCGGATGAAGCGCTTTACAATGCACAGATGAATACTACCAATATTACAACCGGTGGATACGTTGGTTCTGAGATGTATAAAAAGAACCTGGCGAACGCAAAGACAATCGTCAATGCGGCTTTCCAGGGTTCTGTTCTTACTCACAGAGAATACCTGTGCAATGCGGTTGCAAACGGAAGACCGTCCGGTGGAGCATGGTTTGATTCCAGTATTGAGCTCCCGAACGAACCTATGATGTATGGGCATCTTCATTTCAGTCCTACTTCTGACGGTTCTACTGTTCCGAGCATCTACACAATCAGCAAGACTCAGCTGGCGCTGTTCATGGTGTGTCCTAAATTCATCGTAAACAGATCTTACAACCAGTGGTTAAGAGACGTCGTTTCTTCGGCTTACTTTGCCGATGTGAGCAACGATGGCCGTACGAACTACGACGCCGCTTCGTACTCTTATGGGGTTCGTCCGGTCTTCCCGGTTGGTTAATTAAAATCGCGGGGCCTTGTGCCCCGTTTATATTTTTGAAAGGAGCTTCTAATCATGGAAGATAAAATCTATAAAATTACCCTCGGTGATGGAACTGAGATTTCCAATCTTAAGCTGAACGGAAACAATTTCATTTCTACAGAAAAGATCGAGGAATCCGCATTTGCAGATAACTGCTCTCCGGTTACTATCAGCGACGGAACAACCGAGACTGTTCATCCGAACATGGAGCTGGTTCAGATCGTTGAGCAGGTTCCAGGGGAATACTGGTTTGTCCTTAGAGATATTTCTGAGGAGGAGTTTGCCAGAACCAAAATGCAGTCTGACATCGCCTACATTGCAATGATGTCTAATGTAGAGCTTTAAGAAGGAGGATCACCATGGAACATAGCAAGAATTACAGTAAAGTAAAGCTTTGGTACAGCATGAAAATGTGGAATGAGACCAGGGTTCGTAATGCGGTGAAGATGGGCTGGATCACTAAAGAGGAGTTCGCTGAGATCACCGGTAAAGATTACGAATGAGCGTTCTGTTAGGCGACAGAAAAGAGTCAAAATTCGAAGCGATTACGTACTCGATCGAGTTGCATGATATGTTGATACTCCTTATGCAGAGGGGATTTGGTGTTAAGGATGTGGACAGCTTTGTTCGGAAGAAGTATGCGTATGGAGAAATTTCGGAAGAAAACTTTGCTAAGTATAGAGAATTGATGCGGAGTTTCAAATCGAAAGTAAACCAGTGTGCTTCCTTGATAACGAGCAATGTTAGAGCGGCAAACACCATTTACCCACGGACAATGCACGAGTACGAGACCAGAAGAGATTACCAGAATGCGGCCATTGTAAATTGCGAGCAGCTCATCAATGAGTTGCAGCGGGTTGTTGAAATATTTGATGTAGATCTGAATTTATACAACCGGTATGTTAAAGCTATCGACCGAGAAATCGGATTGATAAAAAGGTGGCGTCAAAGAGACATGGCGATTAAGTCGCGGTTAGAAAAGGGTAACATCTAAAAATTGCGTCGTTTCTTCGGCTAACTTTGCCAATGTGAACAACAATGGCAATACGAACTACAACAACGCTTCGAACTCTAATGGAGTTCGTCCGGATTCTTCGATTAACCAACGAAGAAGGAGATGCTATCCGTTCCACAAGGATAAATAATAAAGCCTAATACAATTTACTACGGTAAGTATTGTTATAACGGTGAATAGGTTATGAACTACGAGGAGATTGTCTGTGACGCCAATAATTTGTATAGGGCTTATAAGGTCTCCGTAAAGAGCAGCAAGTGGAAAGAATCGACGCAAAAATTCATGATGAATTTCCTGCGGTACATATTTGAAATCCAAGATGATATCATCAATAGGACACTTCAAAATGGACCGACGCAGGAATTCGAGCTGCATGAAAGAGGCCGAATAAGACCTATTACAAGTATTCAAATCCGTGATCGCATTGTTCGACATTCTCTGTGTGATGAAGTTTTGCTTCCAGAAGTGAAGAAACACATCATTTATGATAATTGCGCATCTATCAAAGGGCGTGGGATTTCACAACAGAGAAAACGATTTGAAATCCATCTTCACAAATACTACCAATTATACGGAAATGACGGTTATATTCTATTCGGTGACTTTTCGAAGTTCTATGACAATATTATTCATGAGATTGCCAAACGAGAATTGTTGAAGCTGTTTGATGACGATGAGTTTATTGACTGGCTTTTAACGTTGATATTTAAGGGCTTCCAGATCGATGTTTCGTACATGTCTGACGAGGAATACGAGACCTGTATGACCGATACTTTCAATAAACTGGAGTATCGGAACATTCCAAAAGAGAAGCTCACTGGCGAAAAGTGGATGGAGAAGTCCGTCAATATTGGAGACCAGCTTTCACAAGTCGTTGGGATTTATTATCCGTATCCCATTGACAATTATGTTAAGTATGTGCGTCAGCAGAAATTTTATGGAAGGTATATGGATGATTGGTACATCATGAATCCTAGTAAAGAAGAGCTTGAAGACTTGCTCGAAAACATCTGTAAAATTGCAGCTGAACTGGGAATCCATATCAATCGTAAGAAAACCAGAATTGTTAAGATTTCGAGCAAATACAAATTCCTGCAAATCAAGTACACACTTACGGATACCGGTAAAGTCATCAAACGAATAAATCCGGATCGAGTTACCGCCATGCGCAGAAAACTCAAGAAACTGGCCGTTAAGGTTAGAAATGAAGAAGCGGATTACGACAATGTCGAGAATATGTTTCGCGGTTGGATGGGAGGACATTACAAACTCTTATCCAGAGAACAACGAAAGAATTTAATACAGCTTTACGAAGACCTATTTAGTAAGGAAATCACAATAGTCAACAAGAAGCTGATTGTTTCTGATAGGTCTGCATGATTGCACATAAAGAAGGAGGAAAACGATGGAACCATGGTTTCAGGTTGTACTTACGATCTTTAGCTCAGTTCTTGCATCTTCTGGGCTGTGGGCCTATTTGCAAAAGAAAAGCGAGCAAAAAGATGTTAAAACAGAGATGCTTATTGGATTGGCACATGACAGGATCATGTATCTTGGAATGTCGTATATTGACCGTGGGTGTGTAACCCAGGATGAATATGAAAATCTGAGGGTATATCTCTATGAACCCTACGAACGTATGGGCGGGAACGGTTCAGCGAAGCGAATTATGCAGGAGGTGGACAAACTCCCGATTCATAAATTTATAGAGAAGGAGGAAGAGCACAATGAACATGAGTAACAAGACATATGATATCCTTAAGTGGATTGCTATGTATCTGCTTCCGGCTGCTGGTACATTATACTTTGCACTGGCTGGAATCTGGAGTCTCCCGTATGGAGAGCAGGTGGTCGGAACCATCACTGCGGTTGATACTTTCCTTGGTGTTATCCTTGGAATCAGTACATCCCAGTACAACAAGACTGCTGATAAAGAAAAATAATGAAAGTGCCATGGAGGACTAAACATTATGGCAAATCTGAATGTAAACAAAGTCATTTACGGGGGGGGATGTCCTTATCGATCTTACTGGCGATTCCGTCAGTGCAGATAAGATCCTCAAAGGTATTACTGCTCACGATAAGAGCGGTGCAAAGATCACAGGTACCTGTACTTTCGACAGCGATACTTCCGAGGATACTGCGGCTGTCGCAGAGATTCTCGTAGGAAAGACTGCACACGCCCGTGGAAGTAAGCTTACAGGTACTATGAAGAACAACGGTGCGGTTAAAGGTGTCATCTCAACCGTTGCTGGAGAATATACAGTACCGCAAGGTTATCATGATGGCTCTGGTAAGGTGTCTATTGATGCCACCGAACAGGCAAAGCTTATTGCTACTAACATTCGTGAGGGTGTGACGATTCTTGGCGTTGAGGGTGCTATGTCTGGTTCTGAGGATATGAAGCCGCAGAGCAAGGAAGTAACACCATCCAAAGAAGCTCAGACGATCATGCCGGATGAAGAGTACAACTGCTTATCTCAGGTTACAGTTAAGGCAATCCCGTATGTAGAAACCGACAACTCTGCCGGAGGGAAGACCGTTACGATCGGATAAGGAGGTTTTGTCAAATGGCTGCGAATAAAGTCGTATTCGGCAATAAAGTTTTGATCGACCTTACCGGCGATACTGTTACGGAAGAAGCTTTGTTGAAGGGTTATACCGCACACAAAGCAGATGGTACAATTATTACCGGAACGGCTTTCGCAGGATATCCTAATGAGTTCGTGTTCTTGGATAATATTGAGGACTCAAGTGGAAACCCAATCAAAGACAGTTCCGGTAAAACAATTCAGGGACAAACCATCTATCGCAAAGCCCGCAACTCGGTTCTTTTGGATTCTACGGGTGATGTGATTGAAGAAGGGTGATCATTGGAAGAGGGCGTGCTAAGAACATTCCCTCTTCTTTTTTTTTCAGTATGCGGGTTACGACTGAAGCGTTTATTCTTTTCTCAAACCTAGAATAGATTTGGAGGGAGATTT